GACGACGGGTCCTTTCGGTCGGGGACTTCTTAGAGGGGCGCTTCGTAGCCTTGACAGCCCTCTTGGCAGGGGCTTTCTTAACAGCCTTCTTAGCTGGGCGAGCGAGAGTCGCAGGAATCAGCGGTTCGTAGGGGTGGACCGGGAGAAGGCGAAGGCGCTCTGCCTGCTCATCCCACCACCGAGCCTTGGTCGAGACCTCGTTCCACCGCTTCTTACTGACCCACATTTGGCTCCTCCTATGACGGGTCGAAATGCCGGAGTCCGGTGAACCCGGCGGTGCGAGCAGCGGCAATGTTCGCCTTGTTGTTGTCAACTAGGCATTTGGCTCCGACGTCCTGCATGTAGCGGACTTTGTTGACGGCGATCTGCTTGCCCGGGCCGTCCACCACAGCGAGTTTGTCGTAGGCGTCACCGAGGCCGAGCCGATCGAGCAGGAGCTTCTTAGCCACCATGTCGGACTGGGTGGCCTGCGCGGTGTGCACTGAGGAGAGGACGTGGACCTCGTGGCCCTGGGACCGAAGGCCGCGCATGATCGGGCCTAGAACCTCGGGAGTCGAACTGATCGTGTCATCGAGATCGAAGCAGTACGTCGCCCCCACTACGCCACCCGTGCGACTGCCTCGAAAACCCAGTCGTGCGCGACGACCATCACTGGCCAGTCGATCCCCTGGGCCGCGAGCTTCTCGTTGACGATCTCTTCGACACAGAAGAGGTCCTCAGGGGAATAACCCTTCGGGCACCGGATGGCGAGCACCTCGCCCGACTTGATGTCCAGACGCTGGAGGGCCTCAATGGTGAGGTCGGCGACAGGGATCATCTTGGTCAGCCTCCGATATGCGGGATCGGTACGCAACGGCAGTGTGGATGGATCGGGGGTCGATCCATCACGTCGGACACCAGGTGCGGGTTGGCCTCGCGGATCGCCACGCAGATTGGACAGGCCCCCGGCTGGGTGAGCAGATCCCAGAGGTCGACTCGGTTGGCCGCGTAGGTCTCGAACATGGCCGCCGTGCGCGCCCGCGAGAGCTCAGTTTCGGCGATTAGCCGGGCCCGCTGCTCGTCGTGGACGATGTCGCGGACAGCCGTGATGACCTCGGCCCGGGACTGCCCCTGCACGATCCCCTGGGCGACGGCGTCGCCTATCCGCTCGATCTCACTGTCTGTGACCTGCTTGATCCAGACCCCGGACTGGCGCAGGAGCCGCAGGAGCCCCCCGTTGGCCAGTTGTGCCACCACGTCGCCCTGAGGGCGCCAGGGGTCGGGCACCGGGGGCAGCACGGCCATCCAGGCGGGTTCTCCACCCGCAGCCGCGATGGCAGCCTCTCGGGCCCCCTCCACGTAGGAGTCCGCCCATAGGGCCGGAAGCTCCTCAGCCAGGACCAGCGTCGAGCGAGGGGCCGCAGAGAGCACCGCCAACGCCGCGGCCAGAGGAAGGGCGTAGGCGGCGCCCAGGGCAGCCACGGCCGGCGGGAGGCCCACTGCGGGGATGGCCACCCCGGCGCTGAGTCCAGCCACGACCGGGATCGCCGCGCTCGCCGCGACGACCGCTGCCGCCTGATTCGGGGGCAGGGTCTGGGTCTGCTGCTGGGCCTGCTTGCGGGCCTCCCCGAAAGCCGCGTTGATCGCTTGGGCGATCGAGGTCGGCTCGAGGACCCGGGACATTGCCGCCTGGATCTTGGGCGTGTAGTGGTCGAGGATCAGGTCGGTGCGGCGGTGGAAGTCCTCCCACCGGCTGGCGCTTTTGGGCGAGCATCGCCTGCCTTGACCACGGGGCGCTTCAGCTTGTGGAGGAGAGTCCCTACGTCGGCCAGGAGCTCGGGGCGCACGTTGGGCGCGTTCGACAGGTCGGCCGGGTCCCACCAGGCGACGGCCTCGAAGTGGTCCCCGTCGGGATTGGCGCTGGTGTCCCGGCCGTAGAGGTCGAGGTCGGCCTCGTGGGGGACCTGGTAGATGAATGTCTCGTAGACACCGGAGCCGCAGATGAAGGAGTCGACAAGTTGCCCAGAAGGCAACGGGAGGCCTACCTCCTCCTCCCATTCACGCTGGGCCCCCTCGAACGGAGCTTCGCCCTCTTCGAGGTGACCGCCGCCCCATTCCCACTTCCCAGCGTAGGTGTCGGTCACGGGTGCGGGTCCTCGAGCGAGCGCTGGAGCATGAGCACGCGTCCGGTGTCGGCGGCTAGAACGCAGATGCCAGCGCAGGTAGGCATCTGCTTGGTGGCCGCCTCGAGCATGGGCTCGATGGCATCCAGACAGTCGCGCACCCGACCGCGCACGTCGTCGTCGTCCAGGTCGTCGATCGAGCGCCAGGCGATGGCCGAGATTTCCTCGGAGTCCGGTTCGCCCAGCTCCACCTTGGCGGCCTTGGGAGTCGAGAACACGAAGCCCTGGTACTCGCCGTCGTCGCGGGTCCAGGTGCCGATCTGCTCGGCCTTCTTGGGCAGGGTCGCGCCTGTCTCCTCTCTGAACTCGAAGAGCGCACCTTCCAGAGGTTCCCGGCCGTCTAGATGGCCTGAGGGGATTTCCCACTTGTCGTTGTCGACGCGCTGCACCATGAGAACCTGCTCGGTGTCGCGAGCGACCAGCGCGATCCCAGCTACCTCGACTTCCTTGGCGCTCTTGAACGCAGCCTCGACCATGTCGCGCGTGCGCGCGTAACGGAGGGCCGTCCATACCTGGGCATGGACCTCGGGTCGGATCGCGTGATCGGTGAACTCCCGGGGCGCCCATCCTCGGTCGACCGCCTTGACGGCGTTGCGCCGCCAGCGAGTCAGGTCGGCGCGCTCAGCGACCAGAACGGGATCGGCTTCCTTGGTTGCCCGCCTGGCTAGCGCTTGCTCGGCCCGCGCGTTGCCGTACCCCGGCTTGCTGTCCCGATTGAGCCCGACGCGCCCGGCCGATGGCCGAGGACCCGGCCCGGACCGCTGCGCGGGCGTCTGCCCGGCCCTGCCGGCGGGCCTGCGCGCGACTAGGGGCTCGGGGTAGACCTTGGTCCGCCGCGCGCTGAGCGGTTGACCCGGTGCGTCTTTTGGGCCGGCATCACGCGGTTTACCCGCGCTCCCGCCATCAGTGGTGCCACCGGAATCCGAACCCACCGTCGGGTCGGGCTCCTTCGCCCCGTACATGACGAACTCTCGGGGGACGACCGTGCCGGGGCGCGGGGCTCCGGTGAGCGGGTCCACGTCGCCGGCAACCGACCAGATGTACTCGAGCGGCACGACGCCGATTCGAGGCGAGTCCCAGAACCGAGGCGTCTTCTCCAGGGGGTCGATGGGGTAGCCCAAGATCTTCTCGCGCACCTCGTCGACACCCTCCGCACCGATCGAGACGTAAATCTGGTGCGCCTGGGCCTCCATGAGACGGTCTTCTTTTTCCCGCCCCGTGTCGAAACGCATTTGGACCGGTAAGTCCAGATCGTCCTGGGTCACGGCGTCACAGATGTCCTCGTAGTAACCGACCGTCGGCAACGACTGGAGTCGGAACTGGGTGTCCACCTGAGTCTCAGAGACCGCCCGGTTCACGTCCTCCAAGATGCCGAGGTCCTGGGGCACCTGCTGGTAGGCGGCGACAGTCCGACGCATGACGTACTCGGCCAAATCGGGGTCGAACACCTGCGGCTTGTAGGCCTCAAGTTCGGTCCCGTGGGGCAGCCATCTGAGTCCCCAGCGCTCCGCCTGGTCCCCGTAGGTCCAGTCGTCGTAGGTCTCCTGCCACTCCGCCAGGTCGTCGGGGGTGTTCTGCCCCTCGGGCGCCATGGCGAACATCTCTGGTACTTGCCCCTTCGTAAAAAAGTCAAGAAAAAAGAGTTGAAGCCGCACGTCGGTGTTGGCGTTTATGAGCACCGTCTCCAAGGGTGGAGTGCCGAAGGGAGACTCCGTCTGGGGCCAGAACGGCTCGTAGATGATGTCGTCGCGCCGCAGCCAGTCCCAAGGAACGCCTTGGATGAACTGCTGATAGGCGGGGGCGTCCCCGTCGGGGAAATCACCGAAGTAATCCACCATCGGGGCGATGGTCGGTGCCGAGACATTCTTCAGGGAGATGACACGGCCGGCCCGGTCGCGCTGACGATAAATCGGTGCCGCATCATATCGCCACAGGTCGAGCTGGTTCTGGGCGACCCAGTTGCGGAAGGTCCGCTGCCCGTCCGGGCGCCGCCAGAATGCCTTGGCTGCCTGGATCTCCTCCTTGACCGGCTTCTCCTCGCCGTCCATCGCTTCGAACCGGACGCGCATGGAGCGCAGATCCTGTATCGCGTGGCGCGTGCAGATTTGGCTTACGTCATATGAGTCATAGAGCTGCAAAAGAGTCGCGTAGGGGAGGCGGTCTGGGCGCGTCTGGGTCCCGATGTTGCGCCCGACCCGGTAGTCGAACTGGCGGGGGCGCCGGTTGTAGCCGTAGTAGGGGACGAGGGGCTTACCCGGCGCGAAGGGCTCGACCCAGTCCATGCCCTGGGAGCGCATGGCGTTCTCGATGTCGAGCGGCGTGATATTCGACGATGGCCCGAGGGCCGCGTGGGCGCGTTGAGCGACCACGTCGGCCCCCATCGGGCGCATGTCGCGCATCCGCTGGACGGGAGTGCCGGGCCGCGTCCAAGAAGACCCGACGGTGACCGCCTTGACCACCTGGTCGACCTGGCGCTGGTGGCGCTCGGGCACCTGGCTGATGGCCTTGGGGTCCTGCGCGACGCGAAGCGCGGTGGTGAGCAGGACCTCGCGGTCCATCGGCCGCTGGCGGCGGAAGTTGATCCGTCGACGCGACGGGGTAGCCGGAGCGGAAGGCTCGACCCGGTTCTGCCCGTTGAGGTAGGCGACCTCCTCGGCCAGAGGACGAGGGCGAACTACAAGTGACATTCGCTCGCCTCCGGGGTGGCTAACGGGCAGGTTCGGCCTCTGGGCAGTAGACGCAGCGCCCGTCGCGCCAGCGGTGCTCATGCTTGGATTCGGCGCGTCTCATCAGGCGCTTGCGCCGGGAGTTCACCATGGTCCGGCGGCTCCGCAACTCAGCCCGTTCCTTGCGCTTCTCGGGCGTCTCCTCGACGCGTTTGGCGACCTGGGTCTTCATAAAGACCTTGAAGGCCTCGCCCGAGTTGAACGCGCTGCCGAGCAGGATGCGGGCAGCCATCCCGATCGTCACAGCCTGGTCGTCGTGGCCCCCCGCGTCGTGGTCGAGACGGGTGACGCCGGGTGCGGACTCCTTCAATCGCACGGCGAGCAGCTCGTGACGGAGGGCTTCTGTGTCGGGGACCTGGATCTGGCGGTTGCGGAAGGACTGCACAAGGGCAGTTGCCACTTCACCGACCGAGGTCGCGGTGAAGTTCCACTCCTCGGCACGGATGCCTCGAGCTGCCAGATTCTGGATGCTGCCCTGGAACTGGTTGGGGTCGGCGTAGACCCGGGCCCCG